GGACCGGCGACACCCCGCACACCCCGTCGTAGCCCATCCCCGGCAGGTGGAGGATCTCCCGCGAGGTGAATTCGTGGACACCGTCCCAGTCGTCAGTGACCCAGAACACCTTCCCGCTGGGGTTCGCAGCCGAGGGCCGGATCCGTTCGTTCCTCACCCGGTCAGGGGTGACCGGCCACAACTCCTTCACCACGCCGGCCCTGTTGCGGACCTTCTGCACGTAGGCGTTACCCCACAGGCAGCGGTGAATGTAGGTCAGCCGCCACAACTCCAGGCGGGTCAGTTCCGGGTGCGGGTTTTGCAGGAGGGCGGTGTCGACACGGTGATAGGTGCCGTCCCGGTAGGTGTGGAGCGGCAGCGCGGCCGACACTCCAGAGATCAGGGAGGTGCAGCGCCACACCGCAGAGAACGTGAGCGCTGTCCGCTCCGTCACCGACTTCCCCGACGCGTTCGGCGCGCCCCCCAGGTAGTCGAGCAGCGTCGCGGACGTCAAAGGGATCTGCGGGTTCTCCACAGAGCGCCGCTCGAACAACCCGAACAGGCTCACGCCGCCCTCCGCTCACGCAGATCAGCGACCGGACGCAACGGTGCCGGGGTCCGCAGCATCGCCGACGCCTTCTCCACGGCAACGACACCAAGGACGCCGCCGAGGATCAGCGCCGCCGGCACGTACACCAGCGCCACGCCAGCCAGGAAAACCATCACGAACACCAGCTCAACGGCGAGGAGCAGCCTCACAGGGTTCCTCCTCACCACAGGTTCGGTCCCGAATGGGCCAGCTCGCCAAGCCAGTACGCGGCCCGCTCACGCGCCATCACGGCACACACCGCAAGGTCGATCTTTCGCGGGCTGTTCGGCTTGTCCTTCACGATCCGCGTGCCTCGGGCGTCAGTCTTCGTCGTGCAGTTCATGAAATGTCTGGCCAACCGCGGGTCCCCGGAATGCGTCATCCCGTTGTCGACGACCGACTCATACATTCGCTGCGTGGCCGGGCCCATCCGGGAGATGTTCTGCGGGAAAATCACCACCGGAAGGCCCTCAGCTTCGAGGTCCTCCGCGGCGTCCAGCCACAGGTACTCATCCCACGCGATCTCAACAACATCGAAACGCCGGCAGGCTTCCCGGATGGCGTCCTTCACCTGCGCCCGCGGGACCGTCCACTCCAACTGGTCGCGCGGCTTCTCCCACAGGCCGAGCACGTCAATGTGCGGGCGTTCGTCGACCGTCACAGCTACCAGGCCCGTGCAGTCACCCGTGCGGGAGCCGTCGAAGCCCAGCACCACCCGGGAGTGCGGCTCGATCGTCCGTGACGGGTCAGCGCAGGCGTCCCACGACCCGGCTGGCAACCAGGTGACCGCCGAGCTCACCCACTGGTTACAGCGTTTCGTCCGGAATTCCGACTCCGGTGTTTTGCGGACCGACGAATCGAAGTCCTCCGCCGCCACCAGATCCGCATAGCCCGGGTTCGCCTCACGCCACGTCTCAGGATTGCGATGGTCAGCCTCCGGGTTCTTCGGCTCCCACCACGCCATGAAAAAGCTCGGGTCGTCCACCTCGCCCGCGGACGCCCGCTTGCCGTACTGGTACAGCTGGTAGCACAGCGAGTCCCCGCCGGTAGAGTCCGACTTCACCCCCGCCGTCGTGATGCCCACCATGAGCGGCTCGACGCGCGCGCCAGCGGCCAGCGCCATGACATCCCATAGTTCACGACTTGGCTGCACATGGACCTCGTCGAACAGGACCATCGTCGGGTTCAAGCCCTCTTTCGAAAACGCCTCCGCCGACAGCACCCGATACACCGACCCCGTTGACGGGATTTCGATCGCGTCCCGGTACGTCTTGCACACGTCGGCCAACTCAGGTTCGAGTTCGATCATCCGCTTAGCGGTGCCGAACACGATCCGCGCCTGCTCCTTCTCACCGGCGCACGAGTACACCTCGCCGCCGTCCGGGCCCATCACCAGCCCGTACAACGCCAGACCAGCGCCAAGAGCGGACTTGCCGTTCTTCCTCGCCACCCCGATCAGCGCCTGCCGGTGCCGATACCTACCATCAGGTCGGCGCGCCAGCAGATGACCAAGCACCTGCCGCTGCCATGGCCGTAGCCGGATCGGCGAGCCCGACGACCCAGCTACGGAGTCCTTAGTCACCTTGCACAGCGCCTCAATGAACTCCGCGCAGTGCTCACCATCGCCGCGGCGCACATCCGCGGCCGGGACCTTCGTCAGCCACCGCGGCGGCCAGCCGTCAACTCTTGGCACGCTGCTTCAGCGCCTCAAGCTTCGACACCCGGGTCACCTCGGCCACACCAAGCTTCGTCCGCGCGGTCGGGTTGAACCCGAGATCCGACAACGCCACCGACAGCGCATCCGTGAGAGTCCGCAGAGCCCGCGCATCCGCGGGATCGCTCGTCGCCTTGTAGCGGTTACGCGCAATCGCCACGTCGTCAGCCATCAAGCACGCCTGCTCAACCGCAGTCATGTCCGAATGCGGCGAAATCCAGGTGATAGCTGTCGCCCACACCCGCTCCCACAAGCGGCGCCCCTCAAGGCCAAGCTCAACATCCGGCTCCGGGACGCCATCCGCCATCGGAAGCGCGACCACCGTGCCCTCAGCCGGCACCCGATCCGAGCGGGCCGTACCTCGGCGTCTCTTCACCTCATTCGGGACCGGAGGACGGCCGCGGCGCTCTGCCACAACTCCCCCCAATCACCGAATTCGGAATTTCGACAACGTGAAAGGAGCCCTGGGCGCGGGTCACGGGGTGATCACTCGTGAAGACTGGACGCCCCCTCCCCTTGGGGGTCAGCGTGCGCCTTTGGTTGAGTTGCACCGCCGGCACTCGGGTTGGTAGTTCCAGGGGTCGTTCGTTCCGCCGCGGGATCGTGGGGTGATGTGCCCTGCGGTGATGGGGTTGGCTGGTGTGCCCTGTATGCCGCACACGGTGCCGTAGTGGTCTGGGCAGGTGATGCAGGCGCAGGTGGCGTTGGTGTCCTTGTAGTGCCGGCTGATGCGTGCGTGCTGGCCTGACAGTCCACGCTGGGCGGTGGTGCCACGCTTGGCGTCGTGGGCTCTACCACATGGGCCGCATCTGCTGCCCGTGCTGGGTCTGCCGCAGTCGAGGCATGACGTGCGTGGCACGTGCTCAGCCCAAGGCGGGATGCATGGCCAGAGCCAGCAGGGCCACAGCCGCAGCGAGCAGGACCATCGGCCAGGCCCTTTCGATCGCAGCCCACACGCCTACTACGAGGGCGAGGATGAGCGCAGCTATCAGCATGGGGTTCCTCCTGGGTAGCGTCCGGAGGGTGGAGCGCATTGAGGTGGAGTTGCCGCTCGTGCTGGGCAGCGTGATCCCCAGGGACCGTGACGTCCGCGTTGGGGATAAGTGGCGGCCACACGGTGAGATCTTCGACGAGTGGACCGTCGAGCGCATCCACGGCGTGTACCGGGCCACCGCCCGAGGACGGATGGTGCGGGCGTGGGTTGTTGACCTTGCGGCGGGGATGCGGCTACCAGCACTCACCCGGGTGGTTCGAGCTCAGCAACCAGCAGGACGAGATCTGCTGAAGGACGCGACAGATGAGTGGCTCGCGGAGCATGAGCAGTACCTGGTGCCCGGACATGACGAAGGCCCGGCACAAGAGACCGGGCCCCGCATTTAGAGACAGCTCACGCACTGCCGTCCAGTGGACAGTTCATACGCTATCACCTGGAAACCTTCCTGCGATGCTTCCTCGCGCGTGTCTTTTCGGCCTCTCTGACGGCGTCGATATCGAACAGCAGGAACCGGCCACGCGTCCCGGCTGGCTTGAGGAACCCTCGCCGCACCCACGCGTAGATGGCGAAGCGGGTCACGCCCACCTGCTCGGCTGCTTCTTCTGCGGTCCACAGGTCCCGGTTCAGGAAGTCGGTCACGCACGCCACCCGCTCTTGTAGCCCTCATGGTCGGCATACGGCAGGGCGAGGAGCTTCAGCAGGATCTCGTGCTGGTCGGAGTAGCCGCCCCACTCGCCGTCGATCATGCTGCCCATGCGGTCGATCTCCGGGTACAGCTCGTCGAGGATCCGCCGCTTGGACTCGACTTCGCGGAGCTTGGCCTCGTCGGGACCTCTGCCGGGGACGCGCGGCCATTCACTTTCGGGTTTGCCCATGTCGCTCAGCTCGGGCACGTCGATCCACTGCTGCTGAGCCCGCTGGTGCTCTTCGTCGTAGCGGGCGCGCAGGAACGCGATCAGGTGATCAGTGCTGTCTTCCTCATCGACCCAGCACCCGCAGGTGGCGATGCGGTCGCGAAGGACCTCGCACATCAGGTCCGGCTGGAGGCCGTCAGGTAGCGGGCGGCGGCCTTCGGTCACCTCGTCGTGGAGGGCGACCAGCTCCCGATGCGGCATCTCACGCAAGACGTCGGCCGTCCACTGCTCGGTCATGACGCCTCCGCTGTGAGCTCGTCGTTGAGGACCTGCGCCAGCCAGCCCCACTGGTCGTACGTCCACCTGTGCCGTCGGGGTTTGTCCCACTTGCAGGGGCAGTCCTCCCGGTCGCACTCGCAGGTCCGGGAGGCGCAGACGACGACCTCCCGCTCGGGGAGCGCTTGGAGGCTTTTGCTGTCGCAGATGGGGCAGCGGGCGTCCAACCGTCGGACGGTTTCGGTGTCGCCGATCGCCCTCGAGGCGGCGTGGTGCAGGCGCATGGCTTCGCGGTGGACGTGCTCGGCGAGGTCCTCGTGCGCTTCGATGCGGTCCAGCAGCCCGACGAG